AGCAAGACCTAAACGCTCAGATTGAGATGGTTCGTTACTACGACGATTCTCAGTCTATTATCTATCTGCCCGCAAGAAATAACCTAGTCCTATCCATAGCGCCTAATCCGCTCGGCAAGATGATGGTTATTATTGCAAAGCGCCCATCTATTGATGGCGAGATGCGCGGGCAGTTTGACGATGTACTTGGGATTCAGTTGCTTCGCAATAGGTTCGCATTACTTGCGATGGAAGCAGCAGAGAAATCTGTTCAAGCACCAATCGTCGTGCCACAAGATGTTGCAGAAATGCAAATTGGTGGCGATGCAATTATCCGTACCCAGAACCCAGCCGGTGTTCGTCGTGTAGAGCTTCCTATTCCAGCTGGTGCTTTTACAGAGCAACAGCTATTACAACAGGAACTCCGTACCGGAACTCGATATCCAGAGTCCCGAACCGGAAACATCGACGCATCTATTGTTACTGGTCAGGGTGTCCAAGCCCTTATGGGTGGCTTTGATACACAGGTAAAGTCTGCTCAAGCTATCTTTGCTTCTGCACTCAAAGATGTTATCTCTATCTGCTTTGAGGTAGATGAGAAGTATTTCAATTTTGAGAAGTCTATTATCGGCATTGATGCCGGTGCGCCTTACAACATTGACTATCTGCCATCCCGCGATATCAAGGGTGACTATTCAGCAGATGTTCGATATGGAATGTTGGCTGGTCTCAACCCAGCGCAGGGACTTATCTTTATGCTCCAGGCTCTAGGAGCTGGGCTTATCTCAACCGACTTGGCTATGCGAGAGTTGCCGTTTGAGGTCAATGTAACCCAAGAGCAAGAGAAGATTGAAGTAGAACAGCTACGCAAATCGCTGCTTACTTCTCTTCAATCCTATGCCACCGCTATCCCGCAGATGGCTGCATCAGGTGGAGATGTTGCAAGTATTGTCAAAAAGATTTCAGATGTTATAAAGCTTCGACAAAAGGGACGCTCTATCGAAGACGCTGTAGAAGAAATCTTCGCTCCAGAAGAATTACCTGCTGTCGATGCAACTATGGTTGAGCAACCGTCCCCGGCTCCCGCTGGTGCATTGGCAGCAGGCTCTCAACCACCGGTAGGACTACAGAGTTTATTGGCTAGCCTCAATGCTAGTGGAGAGGCAAGCGCTAGCGCCCGAACTTCAGTTAGGAGATAACAATGTCAGCACGACGCAAGAAGAAAGTTACTCCTAAGAAGCAAATAAAGAGAATTCGCCGTCCAAGAACTGTAAAGACTTTTGAGCATACAAAGCTTGAAGTTTACGCTATTTGGCTCAACGAATATTACAAGTCGCTCAAAGACGCTGGTTTCCCGGAAGAGATTTGCCTAAGTTTGATTATGGACAAAGAGTCTTACCCAGCTTGGGTGAACTTTGAAATACCTAAGAATATTGACGCGAGCAAGTATCTTGATGAAGAGGATGAAGACTGATGGCAAACGGACAAGGCGGGTTTCGACCTGGCGCACCACAGAACAATCCAACACGAATCAACCCTATGGGCGGAGACGGACAATCTGGTAGGAACATAACCCAGCCATCTCGCTATATTCCAGGTCTCCCATATGGTCAGGGACAAGCGACAATGGAGCAGCAACAGGGTGCACCTATGGCTGGTATGCCAGAACCACGTCCTCAGCAAGTAGAGAATATTCCAATGCCATCGGGTATCGGGGAACTACAAGGGGATGTGAATACACCCATTACAGAGGGTATTGATGTTCTTCCTCCTGGTGCTGCTGCTGGTTTTTATCGCACACCTAGTCTTCCTGCCATCCTACAAAAGATTTCGCAGTATGACCCAACCGGTGACGTGGAATTAATCTACGCTCGATACTCTGATTATGGGTACTAATGCCAAGAAAACTCAACCCTATTGTTGGGCAGGCTAACCCAAACCTTTACTCTGCCGGTGTACAGGCAAATATGTCACCACAAGAGCAGATTTTTTTGGAGCAGTCTAGCTTTGCAGCAAATGAGGCTAAGCGTTTACGTGCTATGCCACCCAAAAAAGCTAAGTTAGAGTATGACAAACTATCTACAGAGGCAAAGAACTGGCTTCAGTATCTCTATCCAGATGCAGAATATGCAAAGCCAGACCCAAATATTCTTCAACGCGGTCTAGGAATAGCAGGAAAAGCCGCTAAAGGTGCTGCTGCATTTATTGCGTCTCCTATTATTGGAACATTTTGGGCTGCCGGTGAATACGGCAAGGCACTCAATACTCCATACACGGTTGCAAGGCAGGCTTATCAAGCTGGATTGATGGGCAAGGTTAGATTCGGTAGCCCGTTTACTGGCAGCAAAGAAGGCACCGAAATGCCTGTGCCGCCTAATACCAATCAACAATGGATGCAAATCTGGAGAGATGGTTACTCCGGCAAATCATCATATGACCTCGGCGCTGTCGATGTTGTCAAAAAGAAACACGGCGATGCCAAAGTATTTGTTGCACAGAAAATCCTAGAAGGCAAGAAGCCTGGTGAGATTCTAGAGGAGTACGGTCCAGTAGACGACAAGATTATTGCCGCTATGACCGAAAGTCTAGATAATCCAGATAAGTTCAATGGCGTTCTAGAGGATATGAAGTTTGCTCAAACATCCCCTGGTCGTGACCTGGGCAGAATGCTTGAGAAAATTGATGTAGAGAATGGCAGCTTGCTTGGTAAGCTTATTGGTAGGTCTTATGTAGCTACGGTTGGTGGTATTACCCGTGGTGGTATGCCAGGACTATTTACCGGTATTGCCGAATCTTTCAAGAAGCCCAATCAAGAGAAGTATCTCAAGGAGATTAGGCGTACTACGGGCTGGATGGATGCCCTATATCAAATAGCTATTGACCCACTTACCTACATTACTGGTGGAACATCTAAAGCAACCACGGCTGGTGGCAGATTAGTCGAAGAACTTATTGAAAATCAGCGGAGAACCGGCGACTACGCAGCATCGGTACGTGAAACCTTTGCTCAGCGACCAGAGGTTAGAGAACTTTGGGATGGTGACTTAGGTCAGCTTATCGAAAAGTATGCCAATGCAGAGACCAAGGGCGAAAAAGCTATTATTGGCAGAGATATCAAAACCCGGTTTCCAGGCTACAATAATGATGAAACAATTAAGTTATTGGCGGATAACGGGGTATTCAATGCCAACTCAGCTGAAGAGTTTTTTGGTCAGATTGACAATTTCGATAAGTTTATTTCTGGTCGTTTGGACGGGACTCAGTATTATCGGAACGGTATAGCAACTGCCCGTAACCAACGCTCCCTTACTTTTGGTATTGCTAAAGCTGCTGACGCTATCTTCAACCCTGGCGTAGCCACTGGTCCTGATGCTGCGAGAGCCAAAGCTCTCAATGAAGAGGGTGCCGACTATATTGGTATTCTAAAAACTCTTGGTGATGACGTAACAAGCGGTGTCAACATTGAGGGTATTGAAAGAATAGTAAAAGCCGATGAGGATTTGAAGGGTGCTCGTAAAGCATTTATTATTGCTGGTAGGCAGATGGCTAGAAACCCTGGTGGTAGCCTTATTCTTATCGGCGATGATGCTATCAAAACTGCCAATAACTTTAGGCTTACAGCCCAACAGCTCTTTACTAGAGATATAGCAGACTTTCTTACTTTAGAGTTTATAGACTCTACTGCAGATGAGCAGATTGTTATTCTTCGCAACCTTTATGCCGGGATAATGTATAAAGTTGGTCTACACGGAACTCCGCGTGGTACCGAAATAATGAATGAAATTTTGGCTAAGACATTCAACAATAAGTCTGGTATGACCGCTGTTGAAGAAACAGAAGTACCCAAAGAGTTTGCCGATGTGATGAATAAAAACATCCTTCGAGCTGAGGAAGAACTACTTTATCTTCAGGCTAGAGGTATTATTCATCCATCACAGGTAGCCCGTGGTGTTGCGGCATTGCCATATGAACGAATTATCCAGGCAACTGCCCTAACCAAGCTAACTAAGAATGATAAGAACATTCTCAAGATTGTAGATGGTGCTACACGAAATAGATTGATGGCAGAGTTTGTCAATATCTGGACCATCCTGACTCTTGTTCCACGTCTAGGTATTCGCTCTGCCATTGATGAGGCTTTTTTCTATGCTGTCAATGCACCGCTTAGCGACTTGTTCAATTATGCCTTTGGCGGGCGTAGAGCAGAAGCCGTAGCTACGGGGTATACCGGTTCTTTGGCTGCCGTTGGTCCACTCAAGCAGGCATTCAATGCTATGTTCCGTAAGGGTGGTCCAGCAAAAACCCTTACCGGTGAGCAACGTGTAGATTTAGTCAAAGAGATAGCAGAGACCAAGGGTATTCCGGTAGAGGAAGTAACCCATCTGCTCATTAGAGAAACCATTGCGGACAGAATTATCGCAGTATGGGGCAAAGATAATACTGTTGATATGGAAGATTTGAAGGATGCCCTAGTCAATAATCCTCACGTATTAAATGCTATGGCTAACTCCCTGGGTGCTAGAACATCCCTTGCTGGTGGCTTTGACCGTGAGATTCTTGATGCAGTTTTCACACCAAGCGTTCTAACTAAGGCGTTGAATGACGCAGAGCTCAAGGCTGGACGAAAGTTCCGCCCACTATCTACTAAAGATTTAGAGCGGGCTAATCCAAAGTATCTGACACTTGCTCACTTTGATGCATTCTTCCGCCAGTTTGCTGTCAATTCTAGGGGTTTGCCTAACAACAGAACCGTAAATCCAACGGTTGTTTTCTTTAGCCACAATGGTCTAAGAACAGCAGATGATTTCCTCAAGGCTAAGCGGGATATGCTTGAGGCTATCGGTGTAAGTTGGGATAATGTAACCGAAAGCTACTTTGTAAAAGATGCAGATTCAACTAAAGCATTCCTTTCTGACTTTGGCGATACGGTTTACTTTAGAAAAAAGGGTCTAGCTGACGGTGATATTGCTGAAGCCCTTGTAGATACAATGCTTTACGATATGCGCTATACCTTCCACGGTGGTGGCAAGAGATTCAATGACAATCTAATGACTTTAGTAAAGTCTAGATATGATGAACTAACCAGATACGAGAAAGAAACAAAGAAAAAAGTAGCTGGTAAGTGGGAGAAAGCCATAGCCAATCTACCATTTGAAGAGTTTGAAAAGGCTACTGTTGGCTTCCAGCCACGTGGCAGAATCAATACTGCTATTGAATTTGGTGGAGAGTTCGCAGAACCCGAGACGCTACTAACTGCTTGGGCTAAGGCTGGCGACGGTGTAATGGAGTATATGGACCGTCAGGTTACTGGTATCTTCCGTCAACCAGCCGTATTGATTACCTATAGTAGGCTTCGTAAAGCATATAGGGGTATTGAAAAAGAGTTTGTTGATAAGCAAGTTGCCCTCAAGGTGCAAGAAGCTAGAAATTACAAAAGGGATTTTGATGAACAATGGATAATAGACGAAAGAGCTATTGCAAGGGATGCAAGACCCGAAGCAGAGAAAATTGCTAAGAAGCGATTTGCTGAAATAGCATTCAATGAGGCTATTGAATCAGTACTCAAGTATGTAGATAATCCAAATGTCCGTACTAACTTCACGCTATCGGTGCGAAACGTAGCCCGATTCTATAGGGCAACAGAAGATTTCTGGCGTCGTTATTACCGCCTTATGCGAGAGAAACCGCTACAGGTTATCTATCGTATGCGCCTAGCGCATCAGGGAATGGATGCCCGTGGCGAGGTATATACCGATGAGTTTGGCGAGAAGTACCTTGTTTTGCCCACTGATTCCATTATCAATGGTGCGGTAGAACCGGTAGTTCGTAAAGTAACTGGAACAGATTTTGTGGTTCCACAGTTCAATGACTTTACGCTCAAGCTTCGTATGGTCAACCCATCCTTCTCTCCTGATGCTGGTGCTCCAGTACTCAGTGGTCCAGTTGCGGGTGTATTGCTGGTTGGTTTACGCAATATGTTGGGCAAGCTCCCCGGTGATGCTGGTATCTATGGAACTAAGACTGCTGAGTTTATAGATAACTGGGCACTGGGAGACTTTGGCGACAATATGGATATTGCCAAGGCACTGATTCCTTTGCAGCTTCAGAACATTGCGCGAATGATTCCCGAAGAAGAGATTACTCGGCAAGAAGCTTCCGCTATGTTCCAGTCAATTAGTTATGTCCAGGCATTTGGAGATAGGCGTTCTAAGCTTCCAGATAATCCAACACCGCAGCAATTAGACGAGTTTCTAAAGGCTCACAGAATTGCAGCTCACAACCTACAGTTTATGCGTTCTATGTTTGGAATGTTTTCTCCGGTAACCCTCACGCCGCGAGAGAGTAGAGGTGTTCCAGATTATTATAAAAACAATGGCGTAGTAACTTTGCGTCAAGAGTTTTTTGATATCCTCAATACGATAAACAAAGAGGATATTGGGACAGCCTATGACCCATATGAACTAGCCTTTGCTATGTTCACGGGTAGGAATCCAAACAAGTCTGTCTATACCGTCAATCGGAATGAGCGCAAGACGCAGTTCATTATTCAAAAGACTAATGAAGTAGTCAATTGGTCCATTGAGAATAAGAACTTCCTAGAGCGATATGGTGATGCAGCCTGGATATTTGCTCCGCAAATTGGTGAATACACACCAGATGCTTTTAGATATCTAGAGAGTCTTGATATTGTCGAAAAGGCAGACGGCGATGCGGTGGCTAAGTACCTTGACAGAATGCAAACCGCTGTCGCCAAACAGAAATACTTTGATGTTGAGCGCCAAGAGCGCGAGGCACTATCTAATACAGCCGTGGTATCAGAGCGTAGACGGATTATCTACGATGCTACACAGAAGCGTCAGGCTCTTCTTACTGCCTATCCTTTGCTCAAGCTACAGCTTGAGGGAGAGGGACTGGGTGTTGGAGAAGAAGAGATGTTGCTTCGCCAGGTTGAAGCAGCATTGGTAGACAAGACTACGCCGATACCAGATATGCAGCGCAAAAAGGTATCTACCGCTGTGAAGTTGGTAAAAGACTTTATCTCATTCTCAAAAGATGAAGATATCAAGAGAACCTCTCTCAACTTTGTAGATGCTAAGAGAGATAGAAAATTAGAAATACAAACATTGTTGGATGAACTAATGTCTGGTGATAATCAGATAAAAGAACTCAACCGCAGGTTGTTCGGTCCAATACTCGAGTTTTATTCCCGTGATGTATATAGAACACTAGGAGGTAGATAGTGGCTGAAGAGCGTCGGCCTCGTAGGGGTGCAGCGGGTGGCAGTATTAGCTTGGAGCAACAAACTCTTAGCGATATAGCGCAAGACATTACGTCTAATAAATATAAACTTACCAATCTTGGCGGAAGATGGATTATTCAAGACCCGGCTGGTAATGAAATATTTGCTGCTATTGATAATAATGGGGACTATATCTTTGGTACGGTAGAAGATATACGAAAGCAATATCTAGCAGATGCCCAAGATACTAAGGGTGGCGTAGAAGGATTACGAAAGCGTCTTTTCGATGCCAACTATATTTCAGAGGGTGACTTCAAGTCTAAGAATTCTACCGCCTTTAGCGCAGCTCTAACCAATCTTGGTAGAGATGTAGCTAATGAACTATGGAGTTCATACGAGTCAGATGTAGCCTGGAATACTCCGCTATCTACATTCCTTCAGTCAAGGGCATATGGTAGGGATGAGGGTCCAACCGCCACTCGGGTACAGACAACTCGACTAAATGCTAATCAAGATATCAATAAGTTCTTTATGGAGATGGTTGGCTTTGAGCCAACCAAGGCACAGCGAAAAGAATACTTTGACCTACTGCAAGAAGCAGAAAAGAAGGCAATTCGCAAGACTGCCCGTGCCGGTGATACCGCCGTAATAACAGATGCTCTGTTGGACGAAGAAGATATCTTTGAGATAAAGGCACAGGTACTTAGACCATCCCTCAAGGGCACACCGCTAGAGCAACTTGTTGCTGGTGGCGGAAAGCTAGCCCAGCAGGTAACAGAACTAAAGGAGTATGCCTCTACATATGGCATCAACCTCTCTACAGAGGCAGCATTTGGGCAGGTAAGGCAGCAACTCAAGCGCGGTGCGCTCAAGGATTTGAGCCAGCAACAGTCACAGATTCGTGAAATGTCTAAAGCTTTCTACCCCAATCTATCTGACCTGATTGATAAGGGTGTATCTGTTCAGGATATTGCTAACCCATTTATCCAGCAAAAGGCACAGACCCTCGAACTACCTGCAGCATCTATCAGTGTTTTTGATAAGGATATTCAAAATGCTCTTACTAATACTGCTACAGATGGCGTAAGCAAAGGACCTGGTGTTATGTCAACCAGCCAATCAGAGTTGATGTTTAGGTCAGACCCACGATTTATGAAAACTAAAACTGCTAGAGATGAAGCTTATTCATATGTAGCAGCACTTGGTAAACTATTCGGGAAGATGGCGTAATGGCGAGAAAGAGACCTAGGGCTGGCAATATCCAGTCTATTGTTGAGTCGGCTAGACCAGCAGAACTAGATGGCATTGAGAATGCCACTCCTGTGCAAAACCGTCAGTCTTTGCAACAAAAGGTTGAATCGCAGGCTGCTGCAATCCAGTCTGAAATTGCTACGTTAGAGCAAGAGAAAGCAACAGTCGAAGCCGAGACTCCAGCAGAGATTGCTAAGATACAAGAAGAAATAGGTTTTCAAGAAAACGTTGTTTCAAATATTCAAAACCTTGCTACTGGTAATGTTAGTACAATTGCTGGTACTGAACCGGCATTAGATATTGACCAGACCAATGCCCTGGGTGTTGTCAAGGGATATCTAAAGATGTGGGGACTTGATAGCCTTACTGGAGTAGTAGAGGGCTGGATAAAGGGCAAGGTTAGCGAAGATGCTGCCCTTATGAATCTTCGTACTACTACTGCTTATAAAGATAGATTCTCTGGTCTGGCTCTTCGTGAAAAAGCTGGACTAGCACCCATTGATGAAGCTACCTATCTTGCCCTAGAAGATGATTATGATGCCTGGGCTAGATACTACGGTGTAGAGGGTGCCTTTGGTACCACCGCAGAACAGCGCCAAAAGAACTTTGGAACCCTTATTGGCAAGAATGTCAATGCGACTACATTTAGAGATTATGTAGACACAGTAGTTACCCGTGTCAATAGGGCTGACCCAAGCATCAAACAGACCCTAAACACTTTCTATGGCATTACAGATGCGGACCTAAAAAACTATTACATCAATCCATCTGAGAATGTCAAGGCTTTGCAGGATAAAGTAACGGCTGCTGAGATTGGTGCTGCAGGCATTGCACAAGCTTTGAATGTATCCCGTGCTAGGGCAGAGGACCTTGCTCGTTTTGGGATTGATAGGGAACGTGCCATTCAAGGCTATGAAAGAATTGCTGGTGCTCTGCCAGAGGGTCAGAAACTATCTGACATCTACCGTGAAGAAGGTATTCGCTATACACAGGAAATGGCAGAAGAAGAAGAGTTCAAGGGTATGGAGTCTGCTGCTAGAGCACGTAGACGACTATCCGGCTTAGCAGAAGCTTCCTTTGGTGGAAGCGGTGGTTTGACACAGGGCGCCCTTGGTGGGCGCGGAACCGCCGGACAAATCTAGATTCCTGACACGGACCCACCGGCCCCGTGCAGTGTATGAGACCGGTAGTAAGAGCCAGCCTACCTACCCCTGGGTAAAGCTGTGGCTTACGACTAACTACAAATAGAAAGGGTGGTTGCTATGAGCAACAACTACTGGGACGACGAAGACGACCTAGATAACGAAAACAATCTGACTGGCGATGACTTAGTAAAGAAGCTTCGTAAGGCAAAGCGGGCAGATGAAAAGCGAATCAAGGAACTTACAGAGCAGTTAGAAACGCTCTCTAAGTCCCAAAGGGAACGTCTCGTAAAGGAAGTCCTAGAAGCTAAGGGTGTAAATCCTAAAGCTGCACGACTCATCTTGAAGGATTTGGATGATGTTAACGAGGAGTCAGTATCTACTTGGCTCGATGATAACTCAGACTTGTTTGGATTGAAGAAGGAAGAGCAGCAGGCGGAACAACAGAACATCAACCTGGCAGCACTACGTCAGCAGGACATAGTTACCCAGGGTGCTCTGTCACCCAACCGCGCTGAAGATTTAGAGACAAAGCTCAATAATGCCCAATCGGCAGATGAGATTCTGGCTCTACTTCGCAGCGAGGAATAATTTCCCATCCGTTCATAGTCACTTGGAGGTGACGAATAAATGCCTAACGCATATACCAACACCGGTTCTGCCTCTCTCGGCGGTACCGTTGGTGCGGCAGGTCTAGTTCAGAAGGCGTATGACCGCCTTCTCGAGTTCGCTCTCCGTTCAGAACCACTCATCCGTTCTGTAGCAGATAAGCGTCCTGCCCGTCAAGCAATTCCAGGTTCTACAGTTGTACTCCAGCTGTACCAGGACCTAGCACAAAAGACCAGCACCCTCTCTGAGGATGTTGACCCAGATGCGGTTGCAATCAGCACACCGACGTCGGTTACCATTACCCTCAACGAGTACGGCAATGCTGTTCTTGTAACCCGAGCTCTTGAGCTCTTCTCGCTCGCTGATGTAGACCCAGCTATCGCAAACATCATTGCGTTCAATATGGCTGATTCTATCGACAGCGTTGCAATGACCACTCTTGCAAGTGGTTCACAGGTAATCCGTGGTGGAAACGTAACTTCAACCGCAGCAGTTTCTGCTGCTGGAACCATCACTTCAGCACAACTCCGCAAGGCAGTTGCCAAGCTTCGTTCGAACAAGGCAACCTACCGTAAGGGTTCAATGTACTGGTGCGGTATTCACCCAGAGGTTTCGCACGACCTTCGTGCCGAGACCGGTGCTGGTGGATGGCGTACGCCTCACGAGTATCAGTCCAATGAGGAAATCTGGGCTGGCGAAATTGGTAACTACGAAGGCTTGTTCTTCGTTGAGTCACCACGTTTGTTCAATGACAAGGTTGGCGCTGACCAGACAGCTCTTGCTACAACCGCTGTAACCGTTGCTGGTACTTCCGGTGGCTTCACCCTTGGTGTTGCTTCTTCGGCTGTTATCGCAAGCCGTGCTGAGGTTGGCGACAAGATTGCTGGAACTGGTATTGCTTCTGGTGCAAAGATTGCTGCAATTGCAACATCTGGCAACACCACAACCTTTACCGTTGACGTAGCACACACTGCTCCTGTCACGACAACAACCGTTGTTACGGTAACTCCTGTTACCCGTGTCTTTGACACAATCATCGCAGGACAACAGGCAATGGCAGAAGCCGTTGCTGAGGAGCCGCACACCGTTATCGGTCCGGTAGTTGACAAGTTGATGCGTCACCGCCCAATGGGTTGGT